TCTTTTATCCGGTTCAACATTTCGTCCCCGTTGGGTTCAAAATGCGCTTTTATTTTATCCTGTCGTCTTAATGCAAATCGCATGGTTAATAAATACTTTTTTGAAACGTCCACGACCTTTGCGCACGTTTCGGGGTTAAACATTCCAATATGCGTATATTCCGGGGGTAATCCCAATTGGTCGGATAACCATTTGTACGCCTCCCGTCGCCTCATTAGTCCACGTTTGTACAATTCATCAAAATATCGGTGCGCTTCAATCTTACATCGGCGCAACTCGGCGTTTGCCAATCGACCCTTTGCCCGGTCGGATTAGTAATAATAAAAGGATATTTGTCAAACCCCGGCGCAACTTACAATGTTCGGTGTCTTTGACACAACGGAAAGCACGGCGCAATAATTTGTTCGCCATTTCAACGCCTACTAACTTAATCAAACCGGAAACGCCAACCAACGTGTTAATCTTTTTGCCGTTGAACAATCCGTTTACTTTGATTTTGAAAGTACGGTTAATCTCTTTTGTTGTATATTCCAAACCGTTGTAAATATCTTCGGGCTTCATTGTATCGCTCTTTTTGTTGCCGGGAAAACGCTCGGTCGTTTTATTAACATGGCACAAAGATAAAGGCATTTTATTTTAGCTACCAAAATAATTTTCTTTTATTTTCGATTTGCGGATAAAAAAAAGTTTCTTTTGGCTCCCTGCAAAGTTATTTTTGGCGAATTTTCATTTTAAGCCACTTTGTTTGACGGGGTGGGTACTTTATCCATTCAAACAAAATAATCGAAATACGGGGCTAAAAACTGGCAAAAACAAAAACGGGGTTGCAACGCTTGGTTACAATCCCCGTTTCCCGGTATTATGAACAATAAAAGTTACTTTTCTATGGTTACGAACTCAACGCCCAATATTTTTGTTGCCGGGTTCTTGCTTACAACATCAATTTCCCGGTTCTTTATCTTTTTGGTTTTCCAAAGGAACCCCCAAAACCGTTTGTATTGTACCGTTTCGACAATCAACAGACTATCCCGGTTTATATGCGTCCCGGTAAATTGTCCGTCCGGCGTGGCGCATCCGTGCAACTCAAACCACGGTTCGACAATATCGACGCATCGTAATATGGTCGTAACCGTATCGCCGGGCAAATATACAACACTATCCCGGACGATTGCCCGCAATTCGTTGATTGTTTCCATTTGGGTTGTTGTAACCCGTTCCAAATCCCGGTTCTTTGCCTGCAACGTCTTTATCAACGCCAAATCGTCCGCCCGGTACTTTTTGTATTCCGCCAATGACAACTCCAAATTCCCGACTTTGATTGCGTTCAAACTGTCTTTCGTTTGGTACGTCTTGACGTCCTGCAATAGTATTTCGGTATTGCTCCGGTATCTGTCCCGTTCCTCGGTCAACCTCTTTATTTTGACGTGTTGCACCCAAAAGGCGGCGGCAACCGCCAAAATGATTGCCGCCAAAATCAAATACTTTTTCATACGGTCGCCGCTTGGATTGTAATGTACGTTTTTTCCTGCAACAACGCCCGAATGTCCGCCCAACCACTATTGTTGTTGATATTGTTGTTTACATCGGGGTGAACGGTAATTGTAATTGTTCCGCTTCCGGGTTGTACGCTGTTTTCAATCAAATGTTCTATCGTTTCGACGCTCAATTGCGCACAATCCGACAAATCAATGTTTGAGGATAACCCGGACAACTTGACCGTATGCAATACGGCGCATCCTTTGAACGCATCCGTTACGGGGACGTTGGAACCAATTTTTAGTATTCCGGTTATTTGCTCCAACCGGGAACAACCGTAAAAGGCATTTTCCAACGTCGCAACGGGCAATTCGACCGTATTAAGGTCGATAAAGATTGTTTTTTCTGCCTTATAAAATGCGCTATGCAATTTGAACCCGGCGAACCCCTCGAACCACGGGCAACAAATATATTCGGCAATCGCATACGCCCACATTGCGGTATAATCGGCGTCGTTGCTTACTTTGTTGTATTCCTCCGTCGTCAACATCATTTGACCGGGGGTTAAATGTGCGCTTACCGTGCCGATTTGGACGGCAAATTTATTATTTACAGGGTCATAAGTTGCGCCGAACATTTCGTTGTATCCTGCAATTTCCGCTTCGGTAACGCTTGCAATGCTCTTTACTTCGTCGTCATGCTCAAAATAAGACGTTCCCGCCTCCTTTGAAAGATACAATTTATACGAACCGTCGGGGGCAATGCTTTGCCCTGTAATCGTGGTTTCGCTTATCTCCAAATAAGTAAACCCTATCAATGCGTCGCCGTCTTGGATAAATAACCGGGCTTTCGCTTTTTCCTCCGTTACGGCGTCGATATACTGATTTATCGTTGCTTGCTCGGTCGTTACGTCGTAACGGGTTTTTGTCCCGTCTTTCGTCCCTGCCTCGGCTATCGCAACGACTATTGGGGCAACTCCTGTTTCCGGGTCTGCAAACATCTTATCAACCATTGCAGACAATAACGGGGCAATATTTATTGCACCCTCATTACCTTGCTTTAATACATTATCGGTAATGAATTTTTGCATTCCCTGTTGTGTCATAACTTTATAACTCTTTTTATTGCACTGACGTGCATATTTGCAATTTGTTCCCGTCCCTCGTTGCTCATTATGAAACGGCAATCTTTTTCGGTATCCATGAAAAAGTTTTCCGTAAGGATTGCCGGGCAACTCGTGTGTTTGAGGATATAAAACGCCGCTTCCTTATCCGGGTCGCCGTCGGCATAATCGAAACGCATACGCCAACCGTCCGGGACGAATACCCGTTGCGCTTCCTCGGCAAATACCGTGGCGATTGCATCCGCTTTCGTTTCTCCGGGCGACGTGTAAACCTCCCAACCCGTACCGCCTCCGGCGTTGGCATGGACGGATACCAAAAACGCCTTTTCATTGTAATTGCGGTAAATCTCATTTGCTCGGCGGCAACGTTCCGCCAATGACACGTCGTTTGTTTCCGGGGTCAATATCTCGTACCCAATCGCCAAATCGTCCAATTTGGCGGCGATACGTCGCACAATGTCACGGTTAAACTCCCATTCAAACAGTTGCGAACCGTCGCCCCAAACCGGGGAACGTTTCCCGGCGGTTTCTTCGCCGTGTCCGTTGTCTAAAATAACAATAGGTTTCATTTTCTTACCTCCTTTTCTTTATCGTTAATAATATCGTCATCGGTTTCCTTTTGGAAACGCTCGATTATTGGTTGCCAATAAGACGGCAACGCCAGTGTAAATTCCAACCGGATAACATGGTATATTATCCGTAAGGCTATTTTCTTCGGGTATGCCTTAATTAAGTTGCGAAACGCATTTTGCAAATATACATACATGAACACGTATGTAAGCGACTTAATAACAATCATTGCCGCCCCGTCGTCGCCACATTGCAACATAACGGAATAAATGACGTGTATAATAACGACGTACAAAAGCAATTCCGCCAATGCGTTCTTAAACTTATGGAACGAAAAGCGTTTGCAATTCCTTATCGCCACGCCGTCCGCCCTCATTCCCGCCCAAATGTTGAACGCAAACATAATAACTAACGCACACATAAACCCCGACGTCGGGATCAGATATGCAAATAACGGGCTTGCGGTCGTGGCGAATATCATACGCCATTGTTCCCAACTAAAAATTTTATCCATATCGTCCATAAATAAAGAGTTAAGGGGCGGCGGTAAACCGCCCCCGGTTAATTATTCTACCAATGCGGCGTTATTTACTATCACGTTGCCACCTTTTGCGGTTGGGCTTCCGCTATCCGTGCAATTGTTCAATTCAATACGGGCGTTCGTTCCACACAAATACCCATATTTTGAACCGTTCAAAGATATACAATTTACGAACTTACCAAAATTTTCATCCTTCCCGGACTTTTCGCCGGAAACGTAATAATTGTTTGTGTTGTTCTCGCAAATGCAACCAATCACGAATATTTGCGAACCTCTGCCGCCCTCCGCCTCCGTTGCGCTTCCAACTAACGCGATACCGTTATTAACCTGTTTACGGCAATAGGCGTTATATATCGTATCGTGGCAACCAAAAGCGGGCGTTAATCCGGCTTTTACGTTGTATTCAAACAATCCGCCAATAATGGTTGTTTCGCAACGTTCGTGGTCGCTATATCCGTCGTCGTTATTGTCGTGGCTCCAACAATCAATCATCGTTGCAACGGTATGTTTCGCCAATGCCGGGCCAATCGTTGTGCTGTGCGCATTGAACCCGTCTCCGGTACTCGAACCGCTAAACGCCCGTGCCGCTTCGCATCGTATCAATTCCACACCAATTGCCGCCTCCCACGACCACGCACCGCCGCCAAATGCGTATTTTGCTGCGCAATCAATCGCCCGTCCGCCGTGGCAAAACCTTAACGAAATTGAACCGTACCAACATTCAATATTAACCATTTCAAAAGCAACGGAACCGTCATTGCCGGAAATACCGGAACCGCCCGGAATGTAAACCGGGTTGGCGGCTAACGTTGTACCCTCTTTGATTTTGACGTACAACATTTGTGCGTCTGTATCATAAAAGAACGTGTAACCCTCGGACGTTTTCACGGCATCCAACGACGCAACACTGGTTATCTTTGTGCTATCACAACGGTACGTTTTCCCACGTTGTAACGGGTGGCGTTCGTTGTCCGGTATCAACGTACTTTCGTCGAATACCTCATGTTGGAACAATTGGAAATGGTCGGCGGATGAAAAGGACGACAACGGGGTTTGGTAAACGTTCGTTGTACCCGCAACTAATGTTCCGCTATCAATTTTTGTTCCGCAAATGATACGGTTAACTAATCCACGTTTACCGATAAGACGGACGGAACGTTGGTTTGACTTGGTTTTGATATTCAAACGTTCGGTCGTGTCCCCTATCAATATAATTGTTGTATCAACGCCTGTTTTGGAAAATGCGGCGGCAAACGTCGCTAATGCGGCATTTTCCGTCGTGCCGGGGTTCGTGTCGTTTCCGTTGACCGCATCCACGTAAACAACGGCGGCGGTTGTGTTTACAGTTGTCCCGTGCTTTATGCTTTGGCGTTCCCATTCGCTCAATTTGTTTATTTCGCCTTTTGTCAAATAGTTGTCGCCAACCGATATTGCCGCACCAACGCCATTAATTTGGAAACGTATCAATATACGGGTTGTATTCTCCGGAATTGTGCCGGATTGAGTACAAAAACCGCCTGCACTTAATTGTAACGTTAACCGGGAAATCTCGGTTGAATCATTGTAAAATATGCAATACATTACGGCGGTTGTTGCACTACTTACAACCACATTATCCGCACCGTAACCGATAACGTCGCCAATCTCAAACGGACTATCCGTCAAATTGAAATCATATCCAATAAATGCAGTAGTTCCGGCATCGTTCACCGTATAAGATAACGTTGTGCGTGTTCTTACAACATTCTTTGCTGAACCCTGTAAATTAAATTCGTTGTAATACGGGGCGTAATTAATTGTTTTAACGGGAATATCTTTTACCTTTTTCCATGCGTTCCACGCCTGTTTTGCGAACATACCGAACGGGGTTACATCTTGACCCGTCCACATCATACAACGGTAAATCGTTAACGGCTGTGTACCTTTTCGG